TACCCGGAGGGCCACCCATACCCGGAGGCATCATTCCACCCATCTGGGGGCCACCCGGAGGCATCATTCCGCCCATCTCGCCACCACCACCGTTGTAGGGCAATTCATTGACAGATCCACCTACTGCGGCAGCCATCATCTCGGCCTGCTGGCGAGCCTGTGGGTTCTGCTGGGCATCAAGCGTGTGAACCACGTTGCCCTGTGCGTCTAGTACCTGAATAGGCATTACAATCTCCTTGTCTTTCCTATGATTGCCTCTTTTGGCCTCGACCCTCGTTGAAGACGACGGATGTGACCCTCTGCAAGCATCGAACTACGACGCTCTTTCGGGGAAAAATGAAGTGGGTTCCTCTGTATCTGCTTTGTTGCGTCCTCATTCGTCAGGCCAAGGCTGCGGGCTATCTTGCTGAAAGCCCCCTCCTTGTAATCCTTGTCATTCAACAGTGAATTCACAAACTCACTGCTCCCTAATCTGTCTGGAAATTCCAAGCTAATACATCCCCCTGCCGCCCATAGGTGGAATCCCGCCCTGCTGCTGCTTCTCTTTCTCTATTTCCCTCTGGATAAACTCTTGGAGCATCCTCTTTTCCTCTTGAGAGAGGTTGTTTTCCAGATCGCCAAGGGAACTCTGGCCCTGGCCGCCACCAAGCGAACTCAGGAAATTGTTTTGCCCGTACATAATTACCTCTTTTTTGCCATTATATCGCCTTAACGCTTCTTGCTGCCATGCTTGTCTACGACCTTCTCTTTTAGCTCTACTAGCTTCTTGGGGTTCTTCTTTACCTTTTCTCTTAAAGAGGGGTCACCTGCCAGTTCTTTCTGCATGAACCCGTGCGCTATGTCATCTGCGAGTCGCTTTTTCTTGATCCGGCGCTCCGGTGCCTTGTAATTAACTGCTCCCTCACAGGAAAACCCCTTCTCCTTGCAGGCCGCAAGCACGTCGCCAGAACTGCTCACCCACGCCATTGGGTCATTCGGCCTCCCAATGCCTCCCTTGTAGACCTTGCCCTGTGTGGATATGCCAGCTTTTTTTGCCTGCTCAAAAACATGCTTCCGATTCGTCTTTCCCATCGAGCGTGCCCAGTTGTGGCTGCCCTCAAGGAAAGTCCTGTCCGTTCCCTTCGTGCCAGGTGGCCGCCTCTGGGCCAGCATCGCAGCAAAACCGGGGTTGTTCCCCTCCTCGATCAACTGGTCAAAAAACTCGGCGCAACCCAGTCGTTCGCACTCAGCCCGGTGTCTATTTAGGTGTACGTCTGGCATTGTTCTTTCTCCTATCCTGCTCCCCACGGGCCTGGCCGCCCGAACGGATTGTCTGGGTGAAATTTTGGGGGAATGTTGTTTTCCCACGGGAGATTCCACGGCGTTGTCCCGTCTGGGCCTGGTCGAGGCGGGGAGAAGATTTTATGCGGCGGAGGTAATTTCCAGCCAGGCTTCGTAAAATCAACGCCTCGCAACTGCTCCCTCATTTGCGCAGGAATATCCTCCTCTAGGCCAAACCTCCGGGCCTCGTCCTCCTGACTCTCCTTTTTTGCTGCCTGCCTAATAAGTTCCTCGTGCTGAGGCCCAACCCCAGCACCCAAAATCGGTGGTATTCCTGGCATTATTCTTTCTCCTATTGAAGCCGTTTGCGGAACTTTACCGTGCCCTGCGGCGTCGAAATCGTACCGAGTGCCATGACCAAGGGAGCCTTCTTCTTGTCAGCCAAAAACTCCTCGTCACCCGGACGACGCATTCTCTCACTGTGTACATCTACTTTGCTGGCAAGATTGGCCCGGCGAATCAACTCCCTGCCCGGCGCACGCTGGCCACCGCTGTGGTGTTTCTCCATGTGCCCGAAGTCCATGTCACCCACGGCACCAAGTAACTTCTTCAAAACGTCGTTGTGATCCTGCATCATTCCCCAGCCCTTTTCTCTCGCATGATCTCAAGCTCAAGCTGCTGCTTCTCCTTCTCAATCTCTAGGCTGTCCTGTTTGAGTTGGATGTCTAGCTGTTTCCCCTGCATGTCTAGCTGCTTACCCTGCAAGTCCATCTGCTTCATCTGCATCTCAACCTGCTGCTTCTGCTGCTCTGCCTGAGCCTCGGCCTGCATCTGCTGTTCCTGAGCCTGCTGCTGTTGCTGCATTTGCTGCTGCTGGGCCTGCTGCTGCTGCTGCATCTGTTGCTGCTGCTGCTCCTCTGGCCCCGGCCCCGGCTCCTCAGCAACCATGTAACGGGCAGGATCAAGGTCGTTCGCTTTGGCCCAATCCTCAATCAGAGCGTTGTATGGCCCTGGGTTCCCCTGTGCTGCAAACTGTTGCAACTGCGGCATAGCAATCTGTGCAAACTCATTAAGCTGCCGTACCCGGTTGACCTTGTTCGGCTTGCGAGCCGTTCCAGCCTCCACCCGGTAGTCGTAGTCCCGCACCGTCTTCTCAAATCGCTGGGACTTGATCTGCTTTGTCCAGATGTACGCCGCTGACGCACCCAGAACCGGCCTCACGTCGTCAGCAGATAAAGACCACTCAGCCGCCTCCATCTCTTTCATCGCACACGTACTCAGCCAGTCCTCTACCTGGCTCGACATGTCATCTGGCCTGATAGATACATTCTGGTTGCGGATCTCCGCCTCTGCCGCACTGCGGATCTGGGTTGGGCCGGATAAACCGTAGATCAGTTCCGTCAGGCCCGTCCGCTTGTCAATCAAGTCAAGAACCTGGCTCACCATTTGCCAGATGTCCGAGTTGAACTGCGGGGCATCCAAGAACGAAACCACGTCCGTCACACTGCGCCCAAACAACTCGGCTATCTCGATGTGGGTGTAGGGGCCAAGACCAGACTTGATCTGATCCTGAATCTCCGCCCCCGCTGCTTTGGCTATCGCTACATAAGTCGTGCTGGATGCGGCAACCTTGTCGGCAAGGAAAGACATGCACCAGTTGACGAAACGTAACTCGCCAATAGCAGGCTTAATCAGTGAGATGGGCCAGATTTCCTTCGGCTTGTCGTGGAAGGAGAGCTTACTGAAAGGCCAGCCCCCGTCCGTCCAGAAAGGAATCGGCCACTGTACCTGCATGAACACTTCCTCAAAGCTCTTTTTCTTCAGGTCTTCTGAGGGAAGGTTCAACGGGAACGGTACGTCCCGGCTGACAGCAAGGTAGTTGAAGTCGCCAAACTGGCCCCAGTTGTACTTCGACTTCTTCTCGCTGTTCTTGGCAGACCGAAGGCGGTCACCAAAACCGCACTTGGTGTACACTTCCCAGTATTCAATAAGATCAAAGGTCTTGGAGTCCCGCTTCTCGCCGGACGTTTTCCCGCCCTTCGACTTGTACATCCCCTGCGTACCAAGCGACTCCAGGTTCCCGGTAAGCTCCCCCTTGAGCTTGAACTTCTTGTCTACAAGCCAGGTCGGGTGAACCACCTTGCGGGCAATCCACTGGATGTCTTCCCAATACTGGGCATCAGGATCTATGACAAGATCGTCAACCGAAAGATAGTGGCTCTTGGGATGCCGAATCTCAGACCCCTTGGGCTGGTGCATCTCTGTCCAGAGAAGACCCATCCCCTTGATGATCGCCTCGTTGATCGCACGACGACATTGAACCTTCTTGTCAGCCTCATGCTGCAACCAGTTAAGATAATGCTCCTTGATCGAAGCGTGGGTTCGCTTGATCTCAGAGATAAACTTCTGCTGGGTCTGAAAGTGCGTGTAATGCTGCTGCATCTGGGGATCTTCCGGGTTGATTCCCAAAGACTCCGGTGCAACCTCCGGCCCAAAGCGGGGGGTCACCTGCAAAACAGGATTGCGGTGATACAAGACCGGCCCAAAAAGCGCCACGGCCTCAAACACGCGATTCACCGTCATGCGAAAGGTGGGCGCAGCCCCCTGGGATTCCTTGTCAAGGAAGCCACCGGGAGCCTTGGCGTACTCGCCCTTCCACATCCAATCATGCGCGCCATCAAAGAACTTCATGCACTCATCGGCATACCTACCAAAGCGGTCATGCTTGTGCTTCTTGGCGTCCTTGATCCTCTCAAGCCACAGATCAACTATCGGAGCAGTGGGGTGAGAAGACTTATCCCATTTAGGCATTTACCTCATGCTCCTGCGTTCGGTTTTCATGCTCGGCAACCTTAACCTCAAGCCATTGTCGCTTGGGATTGCCTTTGAACTCAATGCCCAGTTCGATGGCCCTGGCCCGAAGATTGGAATACGGCTCCTCAATCTTTTCAGGGGCAGGAGGCTTGGCCGACTTGCGGCCTTCCAGCTTGTCAAGCCTGCCCACAATCTTCTTCCTCTCGACAAGCTCGGCCTTGTGAAAGGCTGTGAAGTCCCACGCACCTGCCTCACGGTGGTCTGCGTTAAGCCTCAGCTTGGGGTCATCAATGTGGCGAACAGATTCAAAGTGCCCGCCGTCAGCCGTTCGCACCACCACATTCCTTCCAGAACGCGACACGCGAATAATAAAACCAACCCTCACGTCAGATCCCTCGGTCATTCCGGTGGGGTAGTAGGTAACCGGCGTACCAATGACAACCTCCGGCATCTTAAAGTTATGAAGTTCTTCATTCGTGGGAGCATCCATCTCTCATTCTCCAGTAGGGCCAAGGTTAATATAGGAGCGGTAACCACCACTCCTAAGACTAGAATTCATACGACGCTGCTTCGCTCTCTGATTCCGTTCTTTGATGATCCTTGTCACAACCGTATCCTTAGTCGGATTATAAGGGGGTTTGATGTATTTCATTCCATGAGCCGCCGCATATTCGCACGTCTCGATTGCGTGGCAATTTCCCCGCCTCATCCCCTCATCTGTGATAAATCCATTCATTACCTTCTTCTTGAAACGGAAAAATTCCCGCACAAGATTGGGACACGTTTCCATGACAACCAGCATCTTCGTCGTACCTCCAGCCCCTACATGGAGCAAGTCCCTGAGTTTCATCTCCCGGCCAGTAATATCATCGCTGCCAGGATAAAACCCACTTCCTGTCTCCAGGCTCCTCACGCCCCTCTTTTCTAACTCCCGTGTGTACTGAATCCTCGGTAAAACACCACTCGCTATTTCCCTGATCCGGCCCCCGTGTGCATCAATTATAAACGACTGGAACAGGTGTTCCCGTGTTTTTCGCATCACTGATTCTGCAAAGATTTCCGCCGTACACTGTTGTAGATAAAGCTCATCATAGCACACTACGTGATCTCCTAGTGCAGGAGGGGGTGTAGCCCAGAAGGTCACTGCACAAACACTGTGCCCTGGGTCAACCACCATATATCTGCACCAGTCTCTGGGTGGCTCTCCTTTGGCTTCTGTGAGGATCTTCTGAACTTCTGTGCGTGGTTCTTCGTGCCTGATAGCCCGGTGGAGATCCTTGGAGAAGGTGGGGTACATAAGGACGCTATCTGTGACCATCTCCCCAAGGGCACGCTTACGATATTCGTCTTCGCCCCGCTTTCGCCACCGCTTGATGTTCTCCTCTTTGACCTGTTTGGGCATAAACGGGTTATCGAAGATCGTTGCCCGGATAACGACCGTTGATGGCTTCTCCAGCTTCTCCTCGTCCTCGGCACGCTCACAGAGGTTCACAAGGGCGTCGTTCTTGGCGTGGGGAAGGGCGCTCCACCTGAGCCTGCCCTCTCTCATGGAAAGGCGGGCAATCATTTCGTCGTACCACTCCGGCTTTTCCAGATCCTCGTCGATATGCACAAGATCGGCCTGGAACCCCTGTGCCGGGTCACCCTTGCTACCCATCGCGTAAATTGTCCAGCCGTTATGAAGTTCACAGACCTCAAACACATGCTGTGCCCGCTTCTTCCACGCAAACCGCTTGATATACCTTGGGGGGATCAGCGGCGGTGCGGGCTTGGCGTCTTCTTTCCTTGCCCAGTCGCTTTCAACCCACGGCTTCCACGCCCGGAAGAATCCGGTCTTATCGTCCCTGATAATCTTGAATGCACCTGCCCGGAACAGGTACTTATGGATCGTTCTTCCGATATGCCCCTCATCCATGCCCAAGCACACCATCACCCCGTTCTCCTTGGGGTACTTATTGTGGGGATCTTGGCCTGTGGCCGCCCTCGCGTCCTCGACAAACGCACAGAGCGACTTGCCTACCTGGTTTCCAGCCTGTATGAGGACTTCCTTGGCACCACTGGCGTGGAATGCCTCTTGGAAGGGCAGAGGCTCGTAAAGTCGAAGCGATTCGATGCGTCGGCGGGAGCGTTCTGCATAAAGCAAACGCATTTCCCGCTTCTGCTGCTCTGTTACTTCCGGCCTGTAAGAATCAGGAACCTCGGCAGGCTCAAGAGGCCATTGTTTCTCCGACATTTACCTTGGAATCCTCCATTTCCACTTTCTTTGATCCATCATTGAACAGAAGCAAAGCCCTGGCAGTTGCATTGATTTCGCTTTCCAGTTCTTCATCGGTAATTCCGTCCAAGCTCTTTTCAGCAGCCCCAGACTCGCTCACCTTGACGCCGAGACTGATAATCGTGCTGATCTGCTTCCCTCTCGCTGCGCTGCCCGGCTTGGTGCTGAGATAGTTAGCGAGGAAGTGCTGTGCAAAGCCCATCGGCCCGCCAAACACTTCCATGATCCGCTGATATGTCTCAGCCATGTGGGGGATATTACTCCCCCCCGTCACGAGCGTATCAAGCAGCTTGATTCCCCGTTCTTCCAGCTTTTGGATACGGTCATCAATCTCGTCGTTTTCTTTCCGCTTATTCTCCTCCAAGCGGCACATCTTACAGACGGTCTTGAACCCATCTGGCTTGCTGGCATCCCGATGGAAATACTCATCGGTCAAAGGGAAATCACAGCAGCATTGGCTGCACTCTCTCGATTCCATTTATCGACTCCCCGGTGAACGATACCGCCTACCTGCTCTCCGGTTTGGCGATGTCTTTGGGCTTGGCCTCGAACCCGGCCTTGCACCGGGAGTCCCCGCTGCACCGGGAGTCCCCGTTGGCCCCTGCGCGCCCGCTGGCCTTGCACCGGGAGTCAGCGGAGGCTGTCTAAGTGGAGACTTAGGAGGTTGGAAATCAAAGTCCATAGTACGAGGCGGCTGCGGCTGTGGACTACCGGGAGTAGGATAAGCCAAGCCAGATGGCCCCGGCCCCAGTTGACCCGGCTGTATCGGCTGTCCGGGCGTCGTCGGCATCGGCATAGTCTGTGGACTCGGCATCGGAGTCGGACTCGGAGTCGGCAGCGGATTTGGCCCCGTTGTGGGAACCGGAGGCTGCGGCACAGGCTCCATCAAGTCACCAATCGTCGGCCCATACTGATGAGCCTGAATAGGATTAGCTACCGGAGGCGGTGTCGGAGTCGTCTGAGGTGTCGGTACGGGTCGCCGTGGCCATGTGGCACCTTGCGTTTCACCCAACAGATCACCAGTAAACTGAGTATCCTCTGCCCAAACTGGTTCTTTCGGGCGAGTCGGAGGCATCGGAGTTGTCATATCCTGCCCTCGCTGCGTGGCAAGGTTCTGGAATTCATCCGACCCCGGAAATGGTGTCGGCGTTGGCATCGAAGGAGCTTCCCCTTCTGCCCCTGCCATACCGGGTTGTCCTATTGGCCCTTGTGGGCCTGTTGGCCCTGTTGGCCCTTGAGGCATTCCAAAATTGGGCGGAGTACGACCCGTAGCCGCATAAGTGTTTAGGCCAAGGTCACCTTTCCAATTAGAAGGTTGCCCAACGGGAGCCTGCGGAGGCCCAGCGGATGTCATCTTCTGAACCGCTGCCGCTCGCCTGCGAGCATCTTCCTGTGCAGCCTGTTGAGGCATTCCACCAGGAACCGGAGGAGGCCCACCGCCCGGAAAACCAGGAGGAGGAGTAAAGCCACCAGGCCCACCGGGTTGCGTATAGCCGCCTGGCATACCTGGGAATCCACCACCTTCGCCGCCTGGAAACAGGTCGCCAAATCCGCCTGGCCCGCCTGGAGCCACGTTCCAATTACCAAAGCCCGGAGGTTGCTGTGGAGGCCCGCCGCCCGGAGGAGGCTGAGGTATGCCCGGAGGCAACGAAGGCATTCCAGTATCCTCTGGTGGCCCGCCCGGAACTGGTGGAGGTAACGAAGGCACACCCGGAGTCGGAAGACCCGGAGGTTGCGGAGGCCCGCCGCCCGGCATCCCGCCGCCCGGAGGAGGCTGAGGTTGCCCACCACCTGGAGATGGCTGAACCGGAGGAGTCGGAGGCCCACCGCCCGGCATTCCACCACCGCCACCACCCGGCTGCATCCCTGCACCACCGCCGGGAATTGCTGGCATCACGGGTTCGGGGGCTGGCTGGTTATAAGTCTGGCCCGGACGTGCGCCCGGAGTTGTCCGTCGCCTGCGACGCTTAGGCCCATCAGAGGGGGGCTTCTTTCGCCACTTGTTGTCTGGTCGTTCCGGCTTCTCCTGGTCTTCCTCTGGCTTGTCCTTTTTCTTCTTCATGCGACGGCGGCGAAGCCTGTCCATCCAGTCCATTCGCCTGCGACGGCCACGACGACGACCACGACGGCCACCCCAAGGACGACTCCCACCCCAGCGACGACCACGACGACCGCCACCAAACCTTCTCCTAGATCGCCGCCCCATCTGGTGAGCCATTACAGACCTCTCCCCTCGCTGTTTCAAAAGACGCCCGGCGGGTCAATTAAGACCCGCCGGACGTACCCAAGACCCGAATTGCTTGGCTGCGCAGCCGGGTACTCTGGTTACATATTGACACACACATAAACCAGATGAGTGTCGCCAGCGGAACTGGCAGAATCATCAAAGTTCGTGGTGTCCGACCGTTGAAGCGAACGAGCAATGACGTTCACGGCTTCCGCCAGAACAACAGCGTCGCTTCCTGAATTCACTTCTTCCAGATAGCCACTGGCAGAAGAAATCAGAACTTCACCAAGAGTGATGGTTTCGCTGGCCTTGATCTTGGCCTGGCACACGCCGCGAATAATGATCCAAAAAAGGTCATCATCAGCAACAGTGGTGCTACCAAGTTCAGGGTCGCCAATACCGCCCCAAAGGTTCACTGCACCCGTCACTGCCTTGCACGTACCGAAAATCTTTCGACCCTCGGAGTCGGCAAGAGCCTGCGTGGTAACAGTGTAATCGCCGGTAGCGATATTAAACTGCATACACAGGCTGGCAACAGTCAACGCACCACCGGAGGTGTTGCGAACACAGATAGCCTTGAGGTTGCTCCCGCTGCGGCGGCTTTTACCACCACGAAGCGCGGGCGTGCGATCAACGTCAGGGAATTCAAAGATAGCGCCCTGCCAATGCGAATTGATGAGGTTGCTATCATCGTCAGTTCCCTTGAGCGTTTCACCCAAATCAAAAGGAGGAACATCGTAAATCATCTTCTTTTCTCCAAAAAGGGGAACCTAAGCAAGAGCAGCCAACTTGAAGAAGTTTCTCGGTGAGGAGAACTTCAAGTTCGACAGCGTACTCACAACAGCATTGAAAGACTGTGAATGGATGTCATACTCCGGCCCTTCCGAGCGAAGCAGGCTTTCATCCATCGACTTCAATTCCATGTTGTCATAATTAATGCCGTAGCCGACACCACTGGCAATCGCGGCTTCCCAGCTAACTTCGATGCCGTCAAAGTTCAAGACGTTCTTGAAGCCAAGGGCACGTAAGCTCTGCTCACTGGAAATCTGAATCCGCTCTTTGGTGTCAATGATGTTCAACAATCCCATGTACAGATCGCGTGCCAACAGGATGTTGGTGATCTGTCCATTCTTGCTGGTGTTACGCTGCGCGTTAATGATCGCGTAACGCATCGCCTCGTCGCCCTGGCCAGCCCACGTATTCGTGCTGCTGGGAAGGTCGGCGTGCGAGGTCGTGTAGTTCACAACCAGCGGCGACCAGAAATCGTACTCAGCGTCAGCAATACCGTCAGGCCAGTACTGTCCCGACTCGTTCTCGCCACCGTAGTTGCCGAGGACTGTCGAAAGAGCGGCGTAGGTATCGTTCGGATAGCCAACAATGTCAGCGGCATTCGCTGCTCGCTGGGCACCGGACGTGCTGTTCACCGTACCATTAAGAACAAAGATTGACTCCAGCCCGTGCCACGATTGCTCGTTGCCCGAAGCGGAACCATCCACGTAATACTCGCCGCCAAGACCCTGGGTAAGCGAAGTCTCAAGACGTTCAACAAAATTGTCAAACACCTTGACGACGCCTTCCGGCCCCTTGTTCGAGCGGAATTCACGGTAGTACATCGAGTCGGTGGTCTGATAACCACGGAACTCAAGACTCGCCGTCTTCCACAAGTTGCGACGTGCAAAGTTTCGTTGCGTTTCCCCGGTGTTGCCTTCGACCTTGTGCAGCCGGTACTGTACCGGCCAGTCAAAACCTTCACCAGAGTTGTTATAGTTCACTCGGCCACCTGCCTCCAGCAAGGCACCCATCTGGTAATTGCGGAGCATCGACTCCTCAACTTCGCGGATGTGGTTTGCCAGCGTGGTTGCTGCGGTACGAGAGAACGCGACCGGGTTAAAACCTTTATAAGCCACTTCTCAACCCCTTCTAAAAAACCCTAGAAAAAACCATCGGCAAGTGCCTGCTGGCGTAATTTATCCCCCGCGCTCGCGGAGGCATTTTGGCTTCGGGCCATTGGGTTTTCAGTTGGAGGTATACTTCCGCCAGCGGACTCGACGTACCCGTTGTACTCATTGGCCTGCTGTAAGTATTCCATGTTCCGCTGCTGGGCCTGTTGAGCCTCGTAGTATTGCTGCTGCTGTTGTTGCTGCTGCGATACCGAGAGGTCACCGCTATACATCCGTGTAGCCAGTTCCCAAAGCGTTGAGGGATCAGTAATACCCTGTCCCCTAAAGTAATTAACATAATTTGTAACAGCTTCGCCTTGTGGCGATAATACCAAATTGCCATTTGCGTCAGAAAGATATTGATTTGTTCTAGGGTCTACCTGGTATACCCAATCAGCATTTCTTTCATTGATCTCATTTACTTCTGTGTGATTTTGTACTTCCTGCTGATACTGATTGTTGTATTGCAGCAGTGCCGTGTAGCGGCTCTTAAAGAGCTTGTCGAATTCCTGCTCGATGATCCCAGGTAGAACGTCCTGTGGGCTGCGGATGATGTTGTCAGCCCAGTCTTCGAGATAGGCAACGTAGTCCTCGGCATCCTCTTTGAGTTCCTGTGGCGTACCATCTATCCAGTCGGCATATATCTGACCTGTGTGCGGGTCAACCTTCTGGGTTCGCCATCGCTCAAGATCCTCCATGTCGATCTGCGGGGGTGCCCACCAATGCTCCTGGCCTGTGGGCTGCTGCTGTTGCTGGTCTTGGTAAGCCTGCTGCTGCTGCTGGTACTGCTGGTACGTTGGATCACGCTGGAGATCCAGGTACTGCTGCCCATAGTCGGCCATCTCCTGCTGCTGGTTGTACTGCTGCTGTTGCTGGGTGTAGAAGTCAGACCACTGGGCATTCTGGTTTTGAAGCTGCTGGTAAGAATCCAGCAGGCGATACTGGGCATCCTGCTCGCCCTGCACATCCGTGAAGCCAAGAGCCGATACCTGGTCAGCCAGGGTGTACTGCTGTGGCTGTTGGTATTGCTCCTGCTCGTACTGCGGCTCAGGTGTGTACTCCTGAGTCGGCTGATCAGTAATCACATCTGTAAGATCAAGCTCAGGGCCACTGTCCTGAGTTGTTTCCTCAACCGAAGTTTCTTCCATTGTTGTTTCTTCTTGAGTAATATCTGATGACATTTGTTTTTCTCCGGGTATTGGGGTTACTGACTAACGGCTACATTAACACAAGGTTAGGCAATGAAGAAGATATGTAATCGGTGCAATAAGGTACATAGCGAACTAGGTGGATGTCCAAACTGCCGATGTCCTGAGTTCAGGATTTCTTCCTCCGACCGAAAACAAGGTGGAGCAGAAACTTCACCAATCCAACCTGCTCGTACCCCTGATCGACAACAAACTTTTGAGTGGCACAAGCGTCGGGAAGATTGACGCTGCTCATCCTGACCATGATGCGGTCACGGGTGCCTGGTTTGATGAATCGAAGTCTCATACCCCAAATGTACACAACAGGGGGTATCTAAGGGAAGCGCAAAAAAAGAGAGCCAGCAACCCAAGCCCTGTAAAACAAAAGCTGCTGGCCCTCCCCTGTACGACTTGTAGAAGTCGTGTGTGGCATAAGTAATATACTTTGCACAGTAATACTTGTCAACAAGGTAATGCGATCTAATGCACCCTGGTGCAAGCCCCTGCGGACGTATGCGAGGGGGTGTCAGTGGGGTGTCAGTGGTGTCAGTGACAGGGGTGTCACTCGGACAAACTCTGAGTTTGTCCGAAAGCATTTGTCCGACTGGCTCGACACTGGCTCGACAGATGACAGGCCATAATCCCCCGGTTTCACGCACATTTTCGATGTTGGTCAGACAGATATCGGACAAATTTCGGGCCACTCGGACTAAATCAGAGTTTGTCCGAAAGCATTTGTCCGCAAGCTATTTCCCAATTACATTACCCCAGGCCCAGACAGCATCTCGCACATCTGCGAAACCTATCATCCTCCGTTCGCCCGGAAAAAGTACAAATGTCGGGCATGTGGGTATACTCCTCCCGAATCCGTACTGATGGGCATAGGGACTGGTGATCTGGTAGCTCCCTGGCCGGGCAGCATACCTCTTGAGGCCGTGACGGATGAACATCTCGATAGCAGCCTCGTGGTGGTGCCCTATTACCCCAATATCGAAAGCCTCGTCGTTATACTCGTAGAACCGCTTCACAGCATGGGTCTGGTTCAGCGAACTGTTGAACCTCCCCGTCTGGTGGCGCATGACCATCTTGTATGGCTGCCCCTCGACGGTAATATCCAGCCTGGCCTCGGCTGGGGCATAGCACAGCTTGTTATTGGCCACCACACTGGAGAGATAGTCCACCCCGGACATCTCTTTTGTCCAGGCGTCGTGGTTGCCGGAGATAACAGCCAGGATCTTGCTTTCGCTGCGATTGCTGTCCCCGAATAGCTGTAAGTAGTAATCGAACAGCCGCCACTGGTCATCTGGCCCACTGCCAGCCGAGATCATGGCTGCGCGGTGCTTGATATGGTTATCTACCCCATCCCCACCAAGTACAGCGTAGAATCCCTCGGTATCGCGGATCAGTTCGGCATCCTCACGCATCCGAGAGAAGTCACAGGGTGTACCCTTGGCAATATGCTGATCTGAAATCGCACATATCGCTACCGGCCCCTTCTCGAAGTCCACTTTGAACCGGCCACGCTTGACAGCCTTGTCGATCCGCTTCCTGCCGTCTACCTCGGCCCTCTCCCACTCCTTCGGGCCAACCCACTCATCGTCCCACTCCGGCTCGATGGTCACACCCGTCTTGAAGTCGCTGATCTTGCCCTCAAGATCCTTAATCTCGGCCTTGAGTGCCACATTCTCGAATTCGTGACTGGCTTTGCGGATCTGTTCCTTGGATTCAGCCGGATTGACCTCGTTGCCCTGCCGATCTGTCCATATTAACTCGCCCCTGTCTTTAAGATCGCGGATTTTTCCAGAAACACTCGACGCCGTGCGACCCAGCATGGCAGCAATGTCCGCCACCTCTGTCCCCTGCCGCCTTTCCTCCTTAACAACCTCCTCCTCTTGCCGTGTCCATGTTTTGTTGGCCATGTCCGCCTCCTGGGAAGTAAGAAAAGAAGCCCAGCAAAAATTATAGGCAGAAAACCGTGTTGAATTCATCCCCAGATTTTATTACTTGGCGAACCGGCAGCCGTGTGCTACACTTGCTAGTCCATGTTACTGTCCTTGACAGTTTGGCACCTTTGGTAGTGACGACTACCAAGGGTGTCCCTCCCCTTTTCGCTTTGGGGAGCAAGCCCTGACTAAGGAAAAAGCGAAAGGTAGTACCTGGTTGAACACCTAATTGCTGAGGCAGACAAGTTCAACGAAAAAGGAGTCGTTCCTGTGAAACGCTGAGTGTGGCACCGCCCCTGTAAGCGTGGAGGACGAATACCCTGCCTTGTGGCCGTGAGTCTGCAAGGAACAACCCGACAACCGGGGTAAGCGAAACCAATACCAGGCAGGGATGAGATGAACAGTCCCATAAGCCCAGGTCACTAGGCAGCCTAGCCGGTCGGGTCACGACTCAGGGGGCGGTCTATACCTACCGATCTATGCTCAGGTACTACATAGCCGTGACTTTCGACGAAACCAAGCTGGTTGAGCCTGGTGATCCACTCGTCTGGATAGGGGATTACGCAGAAGATGCCAGCGCACCAACCTTCGATCACGATAACCCTCTGCTCATGGTAAGGGCGCTATTCGACCCAAAAGGCATCTTTTTCTCTATGAAACGACAGGATCTCGTCGAATTCGTGCCAGAAAAGGAACTGGAAGGTAAAAGTGCTAATTGGGACTTTTCGTAAATCCCGGCCTTGAGATAGAATGCAATGCAGTTGGGAGGCTATATTATGAAGAAACTAGGTGATGTCTTTCGTGCAGGTTTCTTTCTGACCGGAACCGTGTTCTTTATACTGAACATCTGGCAACTCGCCATCTGGTTCAACTGGCTCTGGCGTATGAGAAACATATCAACGGGCGCTGGCCCAATCATCTAAGTAGATTTGTCTACTTGAACTAAACCCCCTAACTCAGGGGGTTTTTTTATTGTGCATGTACAACATTGTCCGCATCATCCACCCCTCAATGCCCTGGTTTACTCCAAATCCGAGGCAAATTCGCCCCAAAAAGCCTACATTCGGGACTCCTGGCC